GTGATGGTATTGAACGTGCTTATATGGCATCAAAAGATAAGTGTAAGCCAGAATATTATTGCACTCTTGATCGCGATCCGCAAGCAACTGACGATCGTGTTGGCAAACCTATCTGGCAAAATGCTCTCAACAAAGGCATGCAATATATTGGTTTTGTCTCTGAGCAAAAGCGTGATGAGATTCTGAGCCACAGTAAATTCTTGCTCGATCCTTCGTGGTCAAAGACATACGGTGAGCATTTCAATCGTGTCGTTATTGACGCAATGCTTATGGGTGTTGTTCCGATTGCTCGTAATCTTGGTGTCTCTGACAACGAAAAGGGTGAAGGTTTGCTCAGACCTGGCAAAAATTATTTGATGATTCCTTGGGATGCTACACCGAAACAGTTCGGTGATCTTTGTAATAAATTCTTGATGATGCAGCCATTCGATTATGGTAAGTTGGTTGCTAACAATTGGGAGTTTGTTAAACAGTTTGATCGTAAAGAAATCGCTAAACAATATCTTGAACTTGCGCATGGTGTTTGCGCAGTGAAGGTTGGTAAGTATGATCAATCATTGAATGATACTGTCGATTCTGTTTGGAATGGGCATTTTAAATTTGAAACAAAACTAAACGCTACTAGCACGCTAGATGATTTGTTTGGTTGACTATATAATACGTTGATTTGAATTTCTTATTCTGGAGTTAATATGCAATTAGAAGTATCCGTAGAAGAACTACGCAAAAATAAATTGTTTGTCGCAACCCCAATGTATGGCGGTCATGCGCATGGTATGTACGTTAAGTCATGCCTCGATCTTCAATCTGTTTGTTCGCAATATGGTGTTGAAGTTCGTTTCTCGTTCATCTTTAATGAATCTCTAATCACTAGAGCAAGAAACTATCTTGTTGATGAGTTCCTTCGCGCAGAAGGTTTCACTCATCTGCTCTTTATTGACGCAGACATTCACTTCGATCCACGTGATGTAATAGCACTTCTTGCTTTGAATAAAGAAGTAGTTGGTGGTCCGTATCCGAAGAAGTCTATCAAGTGGGGAGCAATCAAGGAAGGCGTCAAACGTCATCCTGAGATTACTCCTGCTGAAATGGAAAAACTTGCTGGTGACTTTGTATTCAACCCAGCACCAGGCACTGAAAAGTTTTCGGTTGCTGAGCCAATCGAAGTTCTTGAGATTGGTACTGGTTTCATGATGGTCAAACGTGAAGTGTTCCCGAAGTTTGCAGAAGCATATCCACAATTAAAGTATCGCCCAGACCACGTTGGTCAGCCAAACTTTGACGGTTCGCGTTATATTCATGCATACTTCGATACAGTAATTGATAGCAAAGAAAACGGTGGCTTCGGCTCCGATCGTTACTTGTCTGAAGATTACATGTTCTGCCAGTGGTGGCGTCGTCTTGGCGGTAAGATTTGGTTGTGTCCTTGGATGAAAACTCACCATATTGGAACCTATGCATTTACTGGTGATATGCCAGCAATCGCAAACTACGTCGGTACTCTCTAATAGAGAAACTTTGTTATGATTGTCGGTCTTGTTGGCTTCATTGGTAGTGGAAAGGGAACGATCGCAGATCTCTTGGTTGAGCGTCATGGTTTTATCAAAGAGAGTTATGCCAACAGTGTCAAAGATGCATGCGCAATCATCTTTGGTTGGGATCGTGCCATGCTTGAGGGTGACACTCCAGAATCTCGAGCATGGCGTGAAACAAAAGATGAATGGTGGTCAAAGAAACTTGGTCGCGAGTTTTCACCAAGACTAGCACTCCAACTGATGGGCACAGAGGCAGGTCGTGATGTATTTCATCCTGACCTCTGGGTTCATACAGTCATGCGTCGTTGTTCACAATTTCCTGGATTAAATTATGTGATTGCTGATGTGAGATTTCCAAATGAAATTAACGCAATCAGAGATAGCGGTGGCAAGGTTATTCGTGTTCGTCGTGGTGACGATCCTGAGTGGTATTCAACTGCTTTTGAAGTGAATACAAAAGTAAATCGCTATGGTATGGCTGATGCATCCATTATGACTGAAAAATATCCAGAAGTGCATTACTCTGAGTGGGCGTGGATTGGTAGTGACTATGATATTGTGATGGACAATAATTGTTCATTAGATGAGTTGAAGATAAGAGTTGATAAAATCGTTAGTTCGATATATAATAATCATGTTGAAGCAAATGAGGTCGTTAATCATGAAACTTTCTGAAGATACTGTGAACATTTTGAAGAATTACTCATCCATCAATCAAAGTTTGCAATTTAAGGAGGGAAATACTCTTAAAACTATTTCTCCGCTGCGAACAATCTTTGTTGAGGCAACTATCAATGAATCATTTCCGCAAGAGTTTGCGATTTATGATTTGAATAAACTCTTGGCGAAGGTTTCCTTGTATAAGGAAGCCGAGTTATCCTTTGATACTGATAAGGTTAACATCAGCACTGACAATAAAAAGAAGTCAGATTATATCAAGTATTGTTCGCCTAAAGTTATTGTTGTTCCACCTGAGAAGAATATTACTCTCGGTGATGCTGATTGTTCTTTCAGTCTGTCGCAAGAAGATCTAGATTGGATGCGCAAGAGTGCTGGTATTTCTGGTTCGCCAAACTTTGTGTTTGAAAGCGATGGTTCTGTGATTCATTTCATCGCAACTGATGTGAAAGATGATTCTGCTGATCAATCTAAGATTGAGATTGGCACTGTGAGTGATAATAAGAAGTTCCGAGTTGTGATGAAGGTCGAGAATTTTAAACTTCTTGATGGTTCATATGATGTTTCGATTGCCAAGAAAGGTTTGGCTCAGTTTAAACATAAAACTGTTCCTATCACTTACTATATCGCGATTGAAGCAGCAAACTCGACATTTGGAGATGAATAATCATGGCAATTGATAAAGCAAAAGTTCTTGGATGTCTCCAAGAAATCTCTAACTCTCTGACTCGTGTTGAAGCAGAACGTGATCTGATTAAAGAGATTCTGCAGAAAATGCAAGATGAGTGCGAGATTCCAAAGAAGTTGGGTCGAAAACTGGCGCGTGTTTACCATAAGCGTAATTATGAAGAAGAAGTTGCTGAGCAGAGCGATTTTCAATCTATTTACGAAACGGTGGCTAAATAAGAGTATTGGGGTGCAATCTTCTTATTGATGGCACGATCCGCCAGACTGCTCGCCATGGGAGTTCACCTTCCCCACCCCATCTTCCTTTAGAGATTACAAAACAATGATAGAGTTTCTATTCGGCGTTCCGTTCTACAAATCTACAGTTAATCCTCATAGATATAATAAATTGGAATTAATCGATAATATAACTCATAATTTTAATTTAAATCCGAAAAGAAACGAATGGGATAAAACCAACACCGAGGTTCACCATTCTTATGGTGATGAACTTAATGTTGATTTTAAAAAACCGAATTACGATTCTCTTATACCGATTTATAAAGAGCACGTAGAAAACTTTTTAGATCAGTATTTTGATGTCAATATAGAATATTATTTCGAAATTGCTAACTATACATGTTTTGGTAAAAATCAATACATGGCTATGCATAATCATCCGCGCACGTGTTTCTCTGGAATACACTATATTAAATTTAATCCGAACGAACATAAATCTACAGTTTATTGGAATCCAGCAGATTGGTCATTTCATACTACATCTTTTTTCCCAGAACCTATGATCAATGCTCATTCTGATAAATTGATGCATACTTGGTTCACACAAAATTACAGATTTTATATTAAAGAAGATGATATAGTTATTACTCCCTCTACATTGAGACATTCAGTTCCAATTTCACATTCTGATGAACTGAGAGTGGCAGTTGTATTTCATATCTATATCATTAAACAAAATTGAGGAAATAAGCATGTTAAAACATCTGTTTGCAGTTCCTTTCTATAAAGCCAAGATAAATTCAGAAAGGTATAACAAACAAGAATTAATAGAAGTTATAGCAAATAATTATAATCTCAATCCAAGCAGAAATCAGTGGGACAATGAAAGCGATCTGCACCATGCTTATAACGACGTTAACAATGACAAATTTAATCAACCAGATTATAGTAAATTAATTCCACTTTATCAAGAACATGTCCAAAAGTTTTTAGATGCCTTTTTTGATGTAAACATTCAATATAACTTCTATATTGTAAATTATACATGTTTTGGTAAAAAACAACATATGGAGATGCATAATCATCCAAACACATGTTTTTCTGGTATACACTATGTAAAATTTAAAAAAGGTGAGCATCGTCCAACAAAATATTATAATGGTGCTGATTGGTCAAGTTTTTCATCAGCATGGTTTCCAAAACCGATGTCTGATGCACTTATATCTTCTGG